CAGCGCCCTTTATTCTCATTAAGGTTTTCTCCATAGAAAAAGAGAACGATTTGAATTGCCCCGCTAGTCTAGCGGCTGCCCCTAATGGGGTATTTGGGTTAGATTGCTCCACCCAATGCATAGTTTGGGAGTTTGGTGTAGGTGAAGAAGACTCAGCAAACTCTACAAGCATTGCATTGTAGTTTGTGGCCAACTCATTTCTTTTAAATTTCTTTTGTGTAGCAGATCCGCTAAAATTATCTAGATCCATGTCTAGAATTTCTAAAGAATCTATAACTCCCCTACCGTCTGGAAGTTCAGCGCCCTCACTTTTACTTATAATTGACCACTCATCTGCACCAATACCATACCTATCGAACAGGTTTTTAGTCCCGGTATCTAGGGCGTCGAAAGCGGTTCCTCTATTATTAAACATTATGTGGTTAAAAGCGTTTGCATTTGCTGTCTTAAACCACCTTGATTGCATAGGAAGACCAGTCGCCTTCATATAGAAATCATGAGTCTTATCAAACCAGTTTGTAACTAAACCGTTCTCATGGAAGTTGGTGTTGAAGGTCGAGTCCAAAACATCTTGTAGGAATACTGATCCTTGGATAGCGGCTTGTTTCTGATTAGGGAAAGTTTTTAGTACAGAGTTTAAACTAGCTCCTACCGACTCAAGCATGTTTTTACCAGTATCGGCTGACAATATGTGAGGACCAAATGCCATATCCGTTCCAGTTGAAAGCAAGGTTTTTGCTCCTAACATAGTCATATTTGCTATTTTCTTAGGGACATTTGCCACATTAGACCAAAATCCAGATCCCTTACCTTTGGATCCGTAAACTGTATTATTGAATTGGCTGTCTAAACTAGCTCTTCGGTAATCAGTCATCTCCACTTCAGACATAATTTTAGTCCAGTTAGCAGAGAAGTTTGGCCCAAGGGATTCAACAGCAGATATTTTACCAGAATCTCTCTCCACTTCGATCATTAAAGAAGTCAGAAGGCTTTGACCCCCATTAACTTCTTGATCGTATATGTGGGCGGACTCAGCATCTTTGAAATGTACTGACCTACTAGCACCCATATTTTTAGTAGAGGATTGTATCGTGATCTCATCTAGATCATCGCTTACGCCTTGTATGAACTTGTGTCCGGTGTTTGAAGTCCTGTTAGTCCAGATATCATCCAATCGTTTTACAATATCTTCTTCAGTCTTCAAGCCCATCTTTTCAAAATCCATACGATCTCTGGCCAAGGCTTTCCATTTGGTTTCACCGTATCTGATCATACCTGGTCCACTATGGAATTGTTTCCCTACTCTATTTTTTTGATAACCAACATCTAGACCAGCTTGATTCTTTACTTGATGTAAATGGTCTTGCATTTTTCTAGCGTTGTTGGCCATGGCGATTAAGTCTGGATCCATCCTACCCATCTCGGCTTCGGATACTTCACCAGCTAATATCTTTTTTATCTCTAAGTCATATTGACCTGAAGCGAATTTCTTAATTTGAGCATTGTCTAGGTTACGAACTAAAAGCCCCATGGAGATATTCTGTAAAGCTTCTCTCCTACCGTAAATGCTGGCGGTTTCAGCTTTGTACTTATGACCACCCTCAATAGCGATTAAGGATTGTATTCCTCTCCAAAGATCTTTATCTTTGAACTCATCTACCTGAGTTCTTGCTCTTTTATATGCTTCTTGGTTTAGATAATTTTGCCTAGCTTTTTGACGAATCTTTAAGGTCATATCCTTAGTGGCGTTGGACAAAGCTATCTCAGGCGAGACACCTTCTCTTTCTGCCTTAGTTACAATATCTTGTATTAATTCATCAAACTTAAGTAGTTTTTTATCGAGGTCTTTCTCACCAAAAAATTGTTTTAAGGTATCCTTAACAATTAATGAACATTCCTCATGAGTCTTTGCCATTATATTACCCTACATTTAGCGTATTCTTCTTGTATTTTTGTGATAGCTGTATCTCTCTCCATCTCTTCTTTTATCTTAACAGTTTCAGCATCCATCTCTACAGGAGTACCGTCCTCGCCAGTCTTCTCTTGGAAGATAGTTTCGACTTCCTGATCTAGTTCAGCTCTCACCTTCTCAGGATCATATCCGTCCAGTGTTTGGGCCATTTCTTCCGAGTCCTTATCATAGGATAGGTCGGAGCTTTTATCGTTCATTTTGGCATCAAAGTCTGCTAACTCAGCATCGGTATGGGTGAAGGAGTATTCAGAGTCAATTAAATCGACAGCTCTATCATCCACGACATCAGATTCTAATACTCGACTGATGTAACCCTCCACATCAGTTTCACTTATCCTCTCTTCTTCAACGGCCTTCCTGATGTTTGCCGCAGTATCCACAAGTGTTTCACCTACTTCTACTTCGTCACCAAAGGATTCTTTAATAATTATATTTGATTCATCTGTGTGGGTGATTGCTTTATCCATAACCTTCAGTATTTCGCCGACGGCATCAGGATTTTTTTCATTATCTATTAAGGTATCCACCACTTGTTGAGTATTCCTTAAGTATTTGTCACCGACTTTTGCAGCCGATTTCAAAATTTTGGCCCCACCGTGGATAGCACCTGTCATTATGACAGCTCCACCTACGGCATTCGTAAGGAAATCTTTAGTTGTGTACTCTTCGAAGGTTTCCTCCCTATCTTTCCAGACCAAACCTTCTGCTACGGAGTTACCAATAGTGTTATCAACTGCATCTAAAGCGAATTTACTTGCCCCTTTTAGAGCAACACCTCCGGCGGCTTTAGTAACCACTTTACCTAAACCCCATCCTGTGAAGGCCCCTATACCAAATCCTATTGGATCCGCCATAGAACTTGCGGCACCAACAACAAAAGGAAGTGCAGTTCCCTGCCAAAAACCACTGGCGGAGCCTACAATAGCATCCCTTTTACGTTTTTCTTCTTTGCCATCAAATACGAATTGGGCTTCTTGTGCTGTCATTTCTCTATCAGCATTCAACCCTTTAAACTGTTCATTTAGTTTTGCAGGAGAAATTTTCTCCCCTACTTTAGACAGAGATTCCCTAGCTTGCATCTTAGCAATGATGTTGGTTTCTCTATCCTCAAACCCAGAATCCCAAGCTGATTGAACTATCCTGGAAGTGGATGTAGGCGGAACGAATGCGTTCTCTGGTGAATATGGGTCTTCACTGAAGGGCATTGCCATTACAGATCTCTCCCTCTACCGCTACGTTTTTTCACAAACTCATCAAACTTTCTTGCTTTCTCTTTTTTCACATCGTTTGTGTAGACTTCATTATTTATTTGTTCAAAAGTTCTTATTACAGGTTTCCCCTTATTATCAAAAACAGGGCCATACCTCCCAAGATCGTTCCTACCCATTAAGGTAAGTCCCTCGGCTTTACGGTTATAGACCCAACGACCCTCTGTTTTTAAGGAATCGTTCATTTCTTCTTTAGTAGTAGAAATCCCGCTTGGTTTTTTCGGCAACCTAATGTCAAAATCCTTAGTGAAATCTGCACCCGATGTGTATGTATCTATAAAATTCTGAGTGTTAACAGTATTATGTTTTCTGCTTATAGGTATAGTGCCTCCCCTTGATTTAAGGGTAACGTACCTTTTCTCGAAACCTTTCCAGGCTTCTTTAATAGCTGTCTTGTGATCCATATTAGGGTTGGTCACAACTACTCTTTTGTACTCATTATAAACGGTATCGTACATAGCTTTAGTATGTTGAGCCCCAGCCCTAGTACCGCCATCTTGTACGGACATCGCTTCTAGGATAGGATGTCTCGAAAGATCAACTTTGATATCTCCCTCTTTTAAATTTGAGTCCAATCTTCTTAGATCGTAAGCTCCTTTAAGTTCAGTATCCATCAAGTTTTTCACAGCGTTTAATCTATCTTGCTTATCAGGTAATTCGGAAACTACAGCGTATTCTTTTGGAATATCTAATTCGTCAAAGTGTTTGTGCCCGGCACCGTTTGTCATAGTGTCGAAATCAGCGATAAGAGCTTCAGCACTTTTATGATCACCATTAGTAATAAATGTTTTAAAAGATCCTTCAAAGTGGTTCTTTATAGGTGCTGACATGAACTCTCTTTGATTTACAGGAGTTCCCATCTGATCATATCTTGAGTTCATAGCGTTCATCATGTCATTGTAAGCTCTAGGGTTTTTTGTTGCCACCATCTCTCTAGCACTTAAAGCTACACCAGAATCGTTTTTAGCTATGTAATTAGCAGGATCATCTTTCATGTCTTTCAACATAGTTTGTCTTTGAGACTCTATGATCTTACCGACCCTACCTTTACTGGCAGCTTGTTGAAGGGGGTCGCTGATACCAGAAGATATTTCTGAGGCAGAAACCTTCGAGTCAACCTTATGTACGTCGAAAGCATGTTCGCTTAATAAATTAGAAGCTGCTTCGTGCGCCTCGATATTAGCTATTAACTCCCGACCAGACTCACCCATCTTGGTGCCGATTTCATTTTTTAAATTGGTTAGTATTTGTTTATGTTCTGGGTTTTTAGGCTTTAAAGTACCCATACTCAGACCAGTAATCCCGTCAGAATATTTACCTTTTACTTCATTAATCCCTTCGGTTTCCTTATACTTAAGTTTACGTTCAAGGCTAGTTTTAGCTTTGGTAACTACTTTAGGATCCATTTGTCCATAGACTCTTCCCATAACAGGATCATCCATAGAATCTAGAACTTCCTTCATTTCAGCGGTATTTTCCCTATCAAGGACACCATTCAACATATCTTTAGGTAGTTCGTTTATCTGGTTACGTAGTACTGCTTTACCCCTAGCATCGAATAGGGAAGAACTTTCTACGGATACCGCTAGATTATTCATCTTATTCATTACTTCAATAGGATCTGCCGTTTGGTACGAGTCCTGAGAAGCTAACTTAAGTTGATTCTTGGTTTCAAAGGTAGCGTATTGTGATTTTTGGAAAGATTCTTTATTTTGAAATCTACTCTCCATCTTTGCCATTTTCTCATCAAATGCCAGGTTTATCGAGTCTCTAGCAGATTCAGGAGCCTTTTCTAAAATAGAATCCCTTCTCTGATTCAATCGTTCCATTCCATCTTCAGCGTACCCGTCGAAGTTTGGTTTGTTAGATCTGTATTCTTCTTCCATTTCTCTATCAAGATCATTGAAGTTTTTAGAGAGTTCAATATTGGATTTAGTATAAGCTACCTTATTGGACTCAGCTATTTGCTTCCTCCTAAGATTCATTAAACCTTCACCCATTTGACCAGCTATTTGTGATACTTGTCTAAAACCAGCTCCTGCCTCTCCAGGTCTTTGAGTGGGAGATATGTTCGCTCTGGTAGATACTCTAGGAGCATCCGATAATGTAGGTATTCGTGCCATCTATTTAGCTCCTGCGCTCATAAACCCGCCGGCCATGGAACTGAATGCGCTCATTTTTCCGGCCGTGTCTGCTGCTTTTGCTCTATCCCAATCGAGATCCGCTTCCAATAGGAGCATGTCTCTCTGGGCTTCGGCCTCCATTTCGTCAACCAGTATTTGTCTTTCTATTTTTTTACCAGTGTCTTCCAGTACTGCAAGGGCGAAACCGGATCCAACATCGATACCAGAATCAGCTAAGGCCCCTATCTGTTTACCCTTGAATGTTTCACCAGATAACCTAGTGAACTCAGAGTTCATATCTGATCTTTTAATTAAGTCTTTTGCTGCCCTACGTTTGGCTATTGCAGAACCCTTAAAAGCCCCTGCTTCAGCTTCACCCGCTTTGTATTTACCCCATGCGGATATAGTCGTTCCCGCCATTGCCGCTACTAAAGGAATTGCCATTATATTCTCCCGTTAATCATAAGCTATCCCCTTACTCACTAACGCTAATATGTTAAGTGGTGTTGGGGTAGTACTTCTAATCACAATTTGCCCATCCGTATCCGGATTATCCATTAACTGAATCCTTTGGTCGGTCGTGGTTAGGTCATCATATTCTACATCTTCAAAAGAAAGGTCAGTTTGGCTTCGTTTATCAATAGACCCTATAGAGAAATTCTTAGTTCTATAAAGTTTTAAGTAGGATTCATGGATCTGCTTAATATCCCCCATAGATGAGCCGAATTGTCCCCCAGCTTCAGGAGGTAATGTCTTAATATTGGAGACATATTTGTAGCCAAATATAACGTATTCTGAGGCAGCAAAAGTGTAGTCTAATTTAGACCCACCAGCACCATCTGTAATGATATCGATATCATCAACGTACCCAAAGGTGGTGGTGCTGAAATAAGTGGCCGTAACTACCCTGCCAATGAAAGCCACATCTAAACCAGTGACAATACCGGAACCATCTGCTTGTTCATGCACAGCTAAGTCCAAAAACCTAGGCATGTTGTTCATACTGTTGTAATAACCAGTTGTTGATGAGTATACGTATGGGTCTATTTTCAAACTAGTTTCATAATAAGGGATCGTTAGTTTTTCAATAAAGTAGGAATCAGAAGAACCATCATTTCTTCTAACCAGTAGGAATACTTCTTCAATATCTCCAATGGTGTTTTTAAGACTAGTGACCGATATTACGGAAGTAGTATGTCCCGTTTCTATACCTAGAGTGACAGTGGACCAGCCATTTATGCCATATTCAGGATCATTACCTAGTACGTATAGAGTGTTGCTCATAGCAACGAATAGTAATTTATGTTCAGCGTTCCATGTAAAATCCAGCACGTTTTTAGAGTAAGGCGTACTTGTGAAGTTACCATCATTGAAATCATCTAGTTTTACGGATAAATCATCAGAAACCCACGATCCGTTTTCATCGGAATATCTATAAGTTCTAAAGTTTCTTCGTGTGGCCCCTGCGAATACGATATCTTTACCCATTCGAATAGCTTGGTATGATGAAGAGCCGTAGTTTGAGTTTGCTTCAATGGTAAGGGTATCCAACCCAATATTTTTTATTAGGTACTCTCCACCTGTAGTTCCGACTGTTAGAACTCTGCCGCCTGTCATCCATTGGATAGCATTTGACTCGGTAGAACCTACCGGAAGGGAGAAAGGATCCGTACCCACTTGGAGCTCGCCAAAGAAGTTAAGCCCTGATGAATCAGTGGAGGCATCCTGGGTAAGCCTAACTGAATTTAGGTGGAATAAATTTCCTGTTAAGGAAGCCCATACTGTATCGGGGAAGCTTAAGTTCCCTCCCCATAATAGTTTTTGATTTTGATATGCTACTGATTTGGGCCAACCATGTCCAACAATAGAAAGGGTAGCATTAGTAGGATTTCTCCATAGTGATTCTCTCCAATCATCAGTGGCCGTGATATCTCCTGAACCAATAACATTGGAAACAGTAACTATTGTAGTGGAGGTTATCGCCGTTACTATTAATACTCTTGTCGACCCGGCAGATTCTACCGCAAAAAGTGTCTGGCTTGAGGACATTGAGGAATTAAAAAGAGCTGCACTGGCAGTAAGCGTAGACCCAACAAGGGTTAATGTAATAGCACTAAGATTTGGTTCACTCATAGGAACCAGTAAAGTCTGACTCATACCCGCATTATTGGTAGTGTATTGATCAACATAATTTATATCGAAAGCATCTACCGCCGTTCTAGTAATTACTAAAGGACGTTGCTCCCCCGAAACGTGGGTAAGAAAAAGTAAATCCCCTACCTGGCAATAATTCCAAGCATGATTTCCGCCGAAAGTACTAAGGGTAGCTGTATTTGGAGTCCATGTATCACCCCTATCTCTAGCGGTTATTTCTGTGGCACCGTAAATGTTGGCAGCTTTAGTACGATCATTATGGAAAATATGTAAGTAGGTGGCGAAATTTGCCATCGTTATAGTATGGGAGGTTAGATAAATTATGTAACTTTCACCGTCCCCGGCTTGAAAGGGTATCCCTCTATAGCTAGGACGATACGCATTCCCTGACGTAGAAGCCAATGTAGAAGTAATGTCAGCGATCTGAATTGTACCAGTTCTTTTAAAGGCCCCACCTATCTTATCAGGGAGCATGTTGTCCATTTCTTCTAGGCCATTTTGGTAGGCAGGCAAGTCGAAACGACCCTTAAATTTCTCAGAAACCTTTCCGCCTGAAAAGTTATTGTAAACCGTGGTAAATTTTGTCATTAATCCGCATCCAATCCAGTTACTCTAGCATCAAGCCACACATCGGCTTGGAGCTTTCTAGTTTTACTTGTTCTTCCAATCTTAGCATCGTAGAATCTTCCGTTACGTAAAGCAAGGTCGGCTTTTACCGCCATAGATTCACTAAGCCCGGTGCTTTGTTTTAACGGGTAAGCAAGTTCAGCAGCCAGCATGTAGGCAAGAACTTCCTCAAAAACAACGTCAAAAAGTGAAACATCGGTCACATCATATATGTATTTTAGTTGGCAAGTAGAACTATTTATCAGAATGGTTTGACCCTCTTCTTCCCAATCGTCGTCGATATCGACTTCAATAGGTAAAAGGTTATCTGCGGGCAATTGAAATGCAGCTCCATACCCAAATAAGGGAACGGCTACAAGTTTGGCCAATGAAGCTCTTTTTACAGCAAAATTCCATAAGTGTTCACGAAGAACTTTCCTACGTATTTTGTCATACTGGAGATTACAAAGGACAGAGGCTTTAGATGTTTGGGCAAAAGACGCTATCTTCTCTACGCCTATTTTAGAGAGCGCAGAATTACAGATATCTATCTTAGATGTTGCCATTAAAACCTTTTATATAGGGAGAGTTTCCTCTCCCATATTAATTAATTAATTACGTAAGTAATCCAAAAACTGATTGTTACACCAGTTGTTGCTGTAGAGGCTTCAGTCATGATCGCTTCAGTTCTAACAGCCGCTAGAAACTTCTTATCAAGACCAGCACTTCCGATAGCAGCTTTCGCTAAAACAGCAGCACCACCACCATCAGCTTGAAGAACAAATGCGTTAGGATCAGCAACTTCAAGTCCATCAGCAGAAGCTTGGTATCCAAGATCTAGAATCCCGCCAGTACCTAAAGTAGCATCAATCTTAACAGCTGCATCAAGAACTCTTGCGCCTTTTGGTAGCATTGGACCAGTGATAGTATCGCCGATAGCAAGTACTGCACCAGCTAAAGCGTACTCTTCTCTAAGGTAATGAACAGATCCGAAAACCTCGCCATTCTCAATTTTTGCCTTTGGTGAGGCAGTTTCTTTTGTATAATTTACACCAGATAAAGATGCCATAATATTTCTCCAATTTAAAATTTAAGTTTACGGCAGCTCCTAGAAACCACCGTTACTAATTATTTGTTGATTATGCTTCTAAACAAAGAATCTCAACAACTTTTTCTTCTTCCATACGTACAGCACCAACTTGGTGAGCAGCATATACTTGAGTTGAATATCTCTTAGTTGGAAGTTCATCAACTCTAACGATCATATCGATACCAGTTGCAAAGATCATTCCATCTTCGGCCCAAGCAATACATCTTCTTGCTCCAGCGGCGATCGTATCAGACCCACCAGTGATTGCTCCTGTAGCAGCAACAAATGATGTAATAGAAGCAGAGGTGACCGGAAGTCTTTCAGATCTAAGGAATTTAAATCCCATGAAAGTATCTACTTCACCATGAACTAAAGCTCTTACAGTATTGTAATCTGCAGAGGTAACTTCTGTTTCATTCAATAAGTTTTGCTTTTGTTTACCAGAGTAAGCAAGGTACTTAGGGATATCTTCATCAACATCGTTTGAATCAAATTTTTCAAGAGCGATAGTAAGAGTGAAAACGTTAAGCCCACTTGAAGCTGTACCGTTTGTAGCTCCGATTCTTTGGCCTGAAGAAAGTGCAACATTAACTGTTCCTTTCTTCCCGCTTCTTGCATTACCAAGAGCAGCCGCGATCCAAACATCATCTTTGTATCTATTGATACCCATAACAGCAGCTTTAACATAAGCATCGTCTGGGTTGATAAGTAATTTAACTCTATCCATCTTATCGATAAGATCAGAGTAATCTGCTTCTTCAAGATCTACAGCTCTTCTTGTGTGAGGAGTGTTTGAGTGAACAGTATCACCGTGACGATCAGTAATCTTGTTAGCTTCCGCTAGACCTAATCTCTCGTAGTAATCTGTCTCTCCACCTTGTTGTTCTTGACGACAGCTTCTAGCTAGTCTGGCATCCATTTGCTGAGAAAGCATATAGATGTTTGATTTGTACGTTTCAACAAAAGCTTCATCAATTTCGAAAGATCCTCTTTGACCTAACATATTGAAGAAACTGATTAACATATTTAGTAATTTCATGGGGTAGTTCTCCTTGCCCTGGTTAATAATAAAAAATTAAATAAAACATTTATCTCGGAGAAGTGTCCAAAAGGGTTCTACCTAATCTCTACCATTATTGGGTCCGTAAGGAGTTTCCTGTAGAGGATGTAATTCCAGTTTAAAGGGTCATGCCCGCCAGTGTCAAGAAAAAAAGTAGACGTGGGAGCGCCTACTTGTACGTACTATCTTCTACCAGCTAATTTGATTCTTTGTAGTTTCATCATCTTTTCTTGGTAAAATTTTCTTTCTGGGTGTCCTTGAGTCATGAAAGGGTGTCCTTTCACGTAGTATTTTTCTATTTCTGAAGCAGCTTCGGTTGAAGTAAGTCCAAAAGTATTCCCGCCTTTTACTTGAAGAGAATCCTCGGACATTCCTTCGGCCACTTTATCGAACAGCTTAGTTACTAAAGAGCTGTCCAAAAGTCCTTTTGACTTCATTCCTGCGATTTCTTCTTTAGATGCAAATTGCTCTAAAGCTGAAAAAGCCCGCTGAGTCTTTCTTTCGTAGGCATCGCCCCACTCGTTCTTAAGAGAAGTTAAGTCTGCATTATATGCGATTTGAGACATTTCATTATTTTTTGCCACGGATTGTCCAAGAAAATCATTCATGAAGTTGGACATTGCCTGCGCCTGTTTTGGTGCTAGACCAGCAGTATAAGCAGCATCTTTAAAACTATCAAAAAACTCTTTATTAGCCTCAATGTTATCGGGCACATTGTTTTCAACGCCATATTCTTTTATATCTGCCGGACGACCTAACTTATTGTAAAGATCGCTGTACTGGTCTTCTGTCCAAGTTTCGTCTGGAAGTGTTACCTTATCTTTACCAATCATACCAGTAGCATGAACCAAAGATTTCATTATTTTAGGTACGTTAAATTGGCCTTTATCGTCTGCAAACTTTAAAAGGGTAGCATTTCCTTTAAGTGTTTCATCAAATCCTTCAGGGTATGAATATTCGATCCCGCCTGGTTCACCGCCACCAGTACCAAGATCTCCACCTGAATCACCGCCGCCATCACCAGAATCACCGCCACCTTCGCTGCCGCTGCCCATGAAGCTTCCTCTTTCATTCTTAATCATCGAAATAATTGAAAAGTTTTTCATTTTCCTCACTACTTCCTCCTTTTTTTGTTTTTTGTGTCTGTGTTCCTATTAAATCCATAATGTCTTCCACATTATAAGTGACCATATCCATTATATAGAGGACAAGTTCCCGCTTGCCTTCATTTAGTATTGAGTGCCTATCACCGTTTACTGAGGAAGTTGGTTTTAAAATGTGGCCCTTTTCCATAAGATCGAGGAGAACTCTCTTCCCCTCATCACTATCGAATAGGTGTAAATAATCTTGCACCAGGCTTACTTTTGCCTGGGCCATTTCCTTTTGCTGTTCGTCCATCCTACACCTTACTTACTGCGCTCGCCGTTGTATCCATAGTGTCAGCTTGAGCTTGATCCATTTGGGCTTGCTGCATTTCTTGTTGTTGTTGTTCCCTAGCTTGTCTTATTTTTTTAACTTCTTTAGGTTCCTTCATAGTATCTTGAGGGGAGCCATAAATATCCGCTAAGTAGGCTACTACCCCATCTAAATCTAAATTATCCATTACACTAGGATCAAATTCCGCAAGTGGAGCGACCGAAGATAAGAATCTATTCCAGTTATTTCCTTCAGACATTTTCTGAGCTTTTGCAATTTGAGAAGAATAAAAGACTTCAATCCCTTGACCTTGTAATTCTTGAGGAGGATTGTCAGGTAATTCACCTTTACGTTTTAATATACCCAAAATTCTCACTATTAATGGTTGGAGTAGTTCAAAATGGAGTCTTCCTAAGATCGGTCCTAATAAACGTAAATGTTCATCGGTCCTAGCATTTACTTCAGTGGCGGTCATTTGTGGACCTTCACGAAGTTGAAGTTGATCTATGAAATAAGACTCTTTAATCCTTTCTCTAGTATCACGAAGGATTTCCATCCCTATTCCGATTTGTCCTCTAATCTCTATTGGGTACACCTTATCTTGTGTTCCCGATCTATATGGGTTTAATCCACCTGGCTTTGTATTGAAATTCATGAAGCTATCATCAGGAATCATAAGAGGGGGATCAACCATTTTTTGAGCTGCACGAATAATCGTTCTCATCATAGCGTTGATCATCTTAATCTCTGGAAGTGCTTTCATACCAGGAGATCGACCGTATACTTCCATGGAGTCTTTCATCCATCTAGGGAATACTGCAGGGAACTCATCAAAGCCACCTTCTTTTAATATAAGTCCTTCCTTCTCGTATATGTGGAGGGAGCTATATATTTTACCTTTAGAGTCTTTTCGTTTTATGTCACGGTCAGTGTTTGGAGTGACCATCATTATGACGTTATGCGTATCGTCCGGTTTTTCCTTGCAAATTTTGCAAAACTTGTCCGATAAATTTTCCTCGCCATACTTTTGAATTAACTGTCTTGCACTCATGGGCATTTCTATAAAAAATGTATCCACTTCGTGTTTGAAGTTCTCTTCAATATAAAATTGGTATATTGGTCTTGAGCTGAACGTGATTATGTTTTCATCATCTTCACTTATTAACATGGCCCCGGTACCGAAAGACCCAAGGTCTAGATAGAGCTCGTGGATTTCAGTTTGGAAATTCGTATTGTTGAGTATTTGATGGATACGCCGAACAGTCTTCTGTAAGTAGTCTCTAACTTTTGGGTTCTTATCGATTTCTCTATTTCCCGTCGTAAGCTCAAACCATTGTACTGACGGATTTGTGAGCATTGAGTGTAGAGCGGACGCGAGCAATTCGTTGAAATGAGCTGCTGAAGAGTCATAGAGTCGAAGACCTTTCTTATCGCCTTTTGCTCTGGACTTATAATCGAAGACGTTTTCTTTATTTGGGATAACATATCTAGCAACGTCTCTCCAGTGTTCATCCCAGTTTGTCCTTTTACTCTTAGCGGCCTTATATCTTTTGATATGTTGCTCGGTTATTGACTTATCTTGTTTTATCTTCATTACACTAGCCTTGTTTGGGATAATCCTGGTTTTGCTCGTTTACCAAAAACTTCATCTTGTCTAAGAGTAAAAGCAGATACGAATCCCTTCATTTGATCTTCTGTTACTGAGAGAGTTTTGCCCTCCCTTAATTGTCTATTAAATTCTTGTGTGGTTACGCTTAGTGATTTTTCTTTAGGTGCCAGGCTATCAACATCAACTCTTTTCTTTGATGAAGCTATCCCACCCGCAGCTTTTTGGAAGTTTGCCAATTCCTTTGGATCAAAACCAGTGAATGTATGTCTAGCGGCACCTACATCTCTGTTCGTAGGACTGAAAAACTCACTCGCACTTCCTGAACCAACCCCAAAAGGTTTGGCGAAAAAGTCGTTTTTCCCCTTGTTACTTCCTAGTAAATCAATATCCTTACCACCAAAAAAACTACCCAAACCCATATACAATCCTTTTCTAAAGTCAATACTCTAATTCATTATAATCGCTATTGGCTGTGCGTGGCAAGTTATCCCTACGCATCTTCAATTCCTTAGTATCTTTGTCATCTAAGGCATCGTACCTAAAAGCATCTGCCCCGTGAGAAGCCCAATCATGTTTTGGCTTATTCCGGAATAACATTAATTTTGAATCCCATTCTCGTTGATAGTTCTTAAGACAGTCAAGAAGCCTAGCACATTTTTGAGCATCAAACCTAGATGTTTTCAACCGAGTACGTACTGCTTGGATACCATCATCGACCGATTGTTTGGTTTGAACTTCCCACTCCCAGCCAGGTTTTAATTCCCTAACTACTTCAAGTCTAGTTTGACCAGTGATAAAATCCCTATTCTTCCCATCATGGGGCCAAACATGTCGACCATAAGAGTACGGTTTCCGTTCAAGTTCTTTAATGAACCAATCGACACCTTTACCATTCGATTCTATATAATCTATGTAGTGCCAAATACCGTGGACTTTTTGACGGAATACAATCCCACACGAATCCCCAATACCAATATCCCAATGTGTATCGACAGGATATCTTGGATTCCATGGAACATAACCGATTTGATCACCGTCCCCATCTTCCATTTCACGTAGGGCTTCACCGTAGTACGATCCCCTAACGGCAGCATGGAAGGAGCATTCAAGTTCTTGCTCTATTTCTTCCGGTTCCATATCAGACATCATATCTTCTAATTCGTCTTGAGGAAGTACTCCGGTTTCTGATGCTTTATAAATAGCGGTGAACCAAGTTTCTGGTAAAGAGTCAGCTTTCTCAAGCCGTCTATAAAAATGATTCTGTCCTTTTGGTGTACCGATGAATATGGCCCAACCCTTACGATCTGCTAAAGCCGGTCTAACAATCTCACCCCAAATAACAGGATCACATTGAGCGTACTCATCAAGGACAGCACCATCTAGGTAAATACCACGAATTGAATCTGGGTTCTCTGCCCCGAGAAGCATGAACTTTATCTTGTCTGGTTTCTTGGCCCAACCGCCTGAAGAGTTCTTAATCCCTTCCCGTAGTATCTCGACCGACAATTCAGACTTATTTACTTTCACTCCTGGTATTTCTGAAGTGGAATCTACAATATATTCCCAGGCGATCATCTTCGCCTGTTTGTAGGTTGGGGCTATGTAGGCATATTGAGGATTATGTTTTTGATTAGCTATCCCCTTGTTAATCGTCTCATTGATAACTAGGAGAGTTTTACCAAACCTACGATGACAAACGAGAACATTGAATCGTTTTAATCGCGAATGGATGACCGCTTGTAATGGCCTTGGAATGTACCCAGTGGATACCTTCTTAATCTCTTTCTTTAATTCCCGGTTGTAGGGAAGTTCCATGCTAGAAATCTCTGGACCATTGTCCATCAATTCCTTATCCGCTGAATACTTCCCTAACCAAGACATTTACTATAGGTCTTTTAAAGCATCTTCTGTTTTAGCTTCTTCGATAAGTTCTTTGAGCTCCGCTATAGTAGTGATTTCTTCAAAGTCTACACCTAGATCTTCCGCTTCCAATTGAAGTTTCTTCTTAGGAGTTAAAGGTTTTGGTTGGATATCAACAACTACTTTTGGTCCTTCAACAACTACTTCTTCTTTTGCAACGGTAGCACCTAGTTCCATCTTAGCGTTAATTTTCGCTAACATTTCACCTTGTTCTTTAATAATAGCTTTAAGATCATCATTCTCAGACTTAAGTCCAGCTTCAGATTCTTTAGCCTTGTGGTCTTGGTATTCTTTATTATGTCTTAATGCTTTCTCTCTGAATTGTTCAGCAGCAGCTTTTTGACCTACTTTAATTTCATCTTGGATTTCTTTTGATAATGAAGTTACTGGTCTCCAATTACCATGATCATCTAGTACACGTTTACCTACTCCTGATTTCCCAGTTACATCTGTCATACTTGCTCCTTATTTAATGTGTAATTATTTATAATAAGTCTATGGGAGACTTAACGTCAACTTTCTCAGTAACCACAACATCTGGTGTAGTGGGTCCTTGTTTGATACCAGTGTCTACCACAATCTGTACTGGCATCACATTACCACCTTCGTGTTTAACTTTAGTACCGTACTTCTCAGGGTTGTCCATCTCAGCTAACCACTTCAACTTCTCAAAGATTAACTTCTCACCAGGAACTTCGTCCTTATATAGAGTACGCATTACCTTCTTACCGGTAGGCGTATCATCTTCATCCAATTCATCAGCATACATTCTATCCTGGATGATCGACCTGAATGAATCAGCTCTCTGCTTTCTAGCTTCTTTTACTGCACTTTCAAATTGGGGATATTGGATAATCCACTGAACGAATGTTCCACGTTTAACTTTAAAATGATCACATACAGTCTGCTCATCTGCGCCACCAGCGATCATATCAAGTACGTCTACCGCGATTCTCTCTAACTTTTTGTCTACGACTAATTGATTGTTGCTCATACCTTATTCCAATATAGGAACCCATTTACACTTTTGCAACCTAAAAGACCAAACCCTTTAGAACAAATGGAGCGAATACATAAAATTGCCTTACTAACTCCACTACATCTAACTCTCTGTGTCAATCAGATATCTTAAATTCTACATTGTCTGTGTTGGGGTAGGAACTACACACTAACTCTCTGTGTCAATCAGATATCTTAAATTCTACATTGTCTGTGTTGGGGTCGGCACTCCAACAAATAGACACGCAACTTTGGGGTGCCGGGTGCTTATATACGCGCGTTGAGATTAAGCATCCCCGTAGTGTTATCGCGCGCGCGTGTTGCCTACATTATCCCTCGTGTCATCGGGCGCGCGTATTGTGTCACTCATGTGTAGTTATCACGCGCGTGCGTGTATGTTCCACGTAGAACATGTGCCATCGCGCGTGTGTATAGTACGGGTACGTCGCATGGTACGTCATAACCTGCGCTTTATCTTACGTAGCTCCTGTTCCTTCTTATAAGTACGCCTGTACCTACGTGCATGTGATAGTTGTATACGCAATCCTTTATTAATATTCGTCAGATAGTAACGGTACAAGTGGTAGTTTAACCCCACCTCAACGCAAATGGCCCCATCAGTCCACCCTCTTATAATTAAATGTATAATTCGCGCCTTCAACTGGGACTTCTTATTAGTCAAAGCCTTGTCCATACTCTTTAAAGAATCATACTTGATAATAAACTCCTCATTTACTCTATATATAAACATTTTTATTTTTATAACACCACATGTAAATATTACACAAGGCGTTGTAATACGCCCGATTATACGCTATACTACTTTCAGACAACACCTTAAAGGAGTTTAACATGTGGTTATGTTTTGAAAATATCAAACTTGTATGTGACGTCAGTGACAAGGTTATAAATAAGACAATTGAAGTAATCGAGAGAGATTACGACTATAAAGACCTTAACTTTGAAGATACGTGCGAGTTATTTGATAATGTACTATACGAGTACGGTTCCTTAATACTACTTGAAAAGACTAAATAAATAAATAAGGTAATAATGCCTTAATACCTAGGAAGTATAACAATGAAAACAATCGCAACAATCGCAACAATCGCACTACTTACGATCACAACTTCATCATTTGCAGCTTGTAAATTAACTTTAAGCCTTAAAAAAGAAGGTGCGAAGACCGCATATGCTGACGACGGTGTATCAGTATCGCAAAAGATACAAGACGCGCTAGCAGTTCAATGTACCATCACCAAACGGATAATGCCTAAATCTGAAGTAAACGCTATGAAGTTGGCCACCGCTAAAAAGAGATATGAGAAACTACTTAACGAGTCTAAATAATCAATGGGGGCGTGAGTCCCCTTTATTTTTACTTTAAAGGAACCACCAATATGAAAACAATGATATTACTTTTACTTATAACCACCAATATTTTTGCAGCATCCGCAAACCTGGACGCAGCATCAATACCTGATATTCAATTCAATACCACCTATTTTTACGGTGATGGTGATGCGGATATTGATAAGTGTATTACTACAGTCAACGATCGCTATATCAATCCGGTAACAGATACGTACTATATTGAGGACGTGAATTTTGGTGATGATACTTACACAGATCTTAAAGATGCCTGTAAAGCGAGGTTTCAATGAGTAAATCAAGTGAGGACTCAAGAACTAAATTGCTGGACCTTCAAGGTACTGGGTATTTTACACCTGAATCACTGTTAAAAGAGATCGTGGTGGGGATGTCGTGGGATGAAGCACAATCCATGCTTGAGCATATTTGTGATATGAACGATATCAATATTGATGAAGTTGGGAAGTACTAAATGATCAAATCAATTGAAGTAAACAAAGTGGTAACTGAATTAAACTTATATAAACGACCAAAACCCACTGACTCTTTATATATTTCAATACTAGGGGAACGGTTTTACTCAAATGTACCTAAGGTTAAGGCCCTATTCAAACTACTAAAGCAACAAAAGTATGAAACAGTCCTACTCGATTACGAAAAGAAAGATGAGATTAAAATAATCTTCAATCATGGGTGCAGTGAGTACGTACTATTTAACGAAAAGGACTATAAACAATGAGAATTATAACCGAATCATTTAAAGTATATAAATTCAGTGAAGCTGGCCCAGAATTAAGAGATAAAATAAGAGAAGATTTTGCCAGCTATAGCTTCTTATATGACCATTGTTTACAGGAAAGAGTAGATACCTTAAAAATTTATGCTGCTTATATCGGAGGTCATTTAGATTATTCGATATCGTGCGTTCCCGATCGTGGGGAGTTTATAACCATTAAAGACTTTAACCAAGTATTGTTTTTGGAGTCATTTAAGTTGGTGGACTGCTCTTTAACCGGAGTTTATTACGATGATGACTTAATATATCACTTAAATAAGTTTGGATGTTTGGATACGGCCCTAAATTGTTACCTAAAAGATATCCATGATGAATATGAGTCAATGTTAAAAGACGATTATTTAAGTGATTTATGCGAAGCAAATGACTATGAATTTAAAGAAAACGGTAAAATGTATTAATCAAACGAATAGAATGAGTTCCTAGGGAGTAATATCATCATAGATACTTCTTTGAGAGGGCGTCGCATCGGCGTTCTCTCTTTGTTTTACCATCATGACATGTCTTACATAATATCTGTAAATTATAGAAGTCGCACCAAATTCTAAAAAAGAAGTTCTCGATATCGAATATACTTATAAAACTACCCACCTTTTTAATATGATCTATATTTATCTTATCACCAGCAAACATACCACTACACTTCACGCACTGATACCTAACCATAGGCCGTTTGGCCGCATCACCATTCTTCTTATACTGCACAGTCTCCACTCGCTTCGTACGCATAAATTCAGCACGATATTTAGATCTTATAAAAGCTTGCCTTAGTCCAGTACGGATTGCAGTTAAATCTTTTCGATCTATATAACTATACGAATTATTTTCCGGGATATTATCAAACATGTTGACAGTGTATGATAGGACGGCTACGAAGTAAAAAGGATATATATTATGAACATAAAACAATACTTAAAGAAACATTCAATTAGTATCAAGCAATTCTCAATTGCGATGGGGACTTCTGCCTCAACTATAGAAAAATATATATATCGAGATGCAACTCCAGGATTACTGATAGCATATCAAATAACCCTTAGAACAAATGGAGAAATTTCATTTGAAGATCTAGTACCAACTAAATATAAAATTAAAAAAATTGATAAAGATAAACTTGCATCTTGGAATGTATTGTAGGAGACTTAGAACATGTCAAATTTAGTATCAAATTTACATTCAACTACTTCTACCATCACATCATTAAATAATGTTAACGTATCATCAGGTGTACTGCTTAAATCAAGTTTAGTTACGACTCAGTTAGTCGGTTTGCAACAAGGTAAATTTTTGAGAAAAACCGTTACAAGGTTGCACCATTTTTTAATCACTAGGTTATAAGATACCGTTTTTGCATTGCAGTGTATATATTAGTTACAAAACCAGACAAATTCGAATAACACCAGATAAGGTGTACGTAATATCAGGAGAGAGAGAAGCCATGATACTAAAATGTGTAATAGCTTATTGGGTGATAGGAACAATAATAGTTTTGGCCTTCTTTAAAGCAGTTGGTCGATTAAACAAATGAAGTTAATTTATTATAAAATGATGAAGGTCCTCAAACCATTTCAACAATTGTTTGTGATGGCGGCGGCGGCTTATTTACTGGGGTATATATTACAATGGAGATATTGAATGAACAAAATGGAGAAGATTAATAAGGTGATAATTCATTGCAGCGCAAGTAACCATGTTTTTGATGATGATGTTGAGAGGATTAGGTTATTACATACTGAACCTAAAGATAAACTCGTTATGTGGAACGATAAAATGATTTATGGTCGTGGTTTTAGTGCCATCGGTTATCACTTCATCATTACGAGGGACGGGAAGACTCATTTTGGTAGACCAATTCATTACCAGGGTGCCCATTGTTACGGTCATAACCAGGATTCAATAGGAATATGCCTTACAGGTGATACAAAGTTCTCCTTGAAGCAGTTTAGAGCTTTATTCGTACTCCTGGATCATATAGAAGAAGACCATGGGATTGATGAAGGTGGTGTTTTTGGCCATTACTACTTTGATAAGCATGGGAAGACATGTCCAAATTTCCGCGTGAATTGAAATGATGAAAACAAAACTAACTTACTACCCAGAAACAGAGGAAGATCTTAAACACCTATCCAACGCCATTAGTAATGGTGTCAAACTGGATAACATATATGATGAAGTGTTTAGGAAGGTATTAAAATATAGTGAAAGTGAAAAGGAAGTAGAAGCATACACCCTTGTTTGGGATAAATTGAATGAGTATTTAAACGATTAAACTTAAAGGAACAAAATGAGAAGCACAGAAGTAGATTTTAGCACAGTAGTCCACAACCAATTAAATTCATTAATCGCTGCAAACGGGATTAGTACCGAGCTTAAAATGCAGGATCATGGATACCAAATAAGTATCCTTGTAGAAAAGATTGAGGATGGGGAAGAGTAGTGAGCGGAATATCATTTGAGCAAGTTGAAAACGATTACTACAAGAACCACGCGCCTTACGATGAAAAAGAGTTGTACTGCGAAGAGTGTAGTGCTGAAGAGAGAAGCCTTTGCATCTGCGAGTACTCTCATGAGTAATTATAAAAAAGAGGAGTGGGGTGATATAGTAGGGTATGAAGGTTTATATAAAGTAAGTAGTAAAGGGAGGGTTAGAAGTGTTGAACGCTATCGAATTTATAGACCAGGAGAGTGTAGGCTAGTAACTGGAAGAATACTGAAGTTGAATAGAAATGCCTCCGGGTACCCCCACGTGAAGCTGTACACAAACGGGAAACACAAAACATTTACAGTACATAGATTGGTAATAACAGCATTTGGAGTTAACCCCCTAAAAAACCCAAGTGTAAACCATATCGATGGATGTAAAACCAACAATGAATACGAAAATTTAGAGTGGGTGACCCACCAAGAAAATATAATCCATGCTGTAGACAGTGGGTTAAAGCCTTTATCCCAGGGTGAAAACCATAGGTCCAGTAAATTAAAGGTAAAAGATGTACTTGATATAGTATTAAAGGCTAGTGAGGGACGTAAAAAGACAGAAATAGCGAGAGAGTATGGGATAGCTAGAGACTCAGTGTACAATATATTGAATGGGGTAACTTGGAGAACCGTAACAGGATTCCCTAGGGTATGTATTTGCGAGGAAGGTAAATAAAGAAGTAGGAGGGACCAAAACACCGGAATATTTTTATCCTTCCTACTTACCTAGGATATATACAAAGAACTGATTAGAAAGCAAATACACAATAAAGGTAAAAACCAAAGAAAAAGAAATCTTCCTATATAAACACTTTATAGAAAACCATTGACAGGTTGTAAAGGTTTATTCCATATTGTGTACAGGATATATATGTAGTTTTAAATTAGGGTGAATGTATAACAGGCTGTAAAATTAAAAAAAGGAATTTATGTCGATTAGTTCAGAAGTGCGCACCAAATTACAAAATTTAGTAACCTCATTTATGGAAAACCATACCGTAAAGCCTAGAGGAACCTCCTCATTTATCATTGATGGTATCCAAACTAGGGTAAATTCCCTTTACAATAAAGTAGTAGAGGGTGATTTAAAAAAACTTAAAGATTTCGATTTAACGGAGGATTTCTTTGAGTGGGATGAAAAGGATAAGAATGAGATCAGTGAGGAAGTATGCAGGACAATAAACGGAATAAATAGGTCCGCTAAACTAAATGAGTTAGGTGTTGTGGACGAGGGCGGGATCCCTATTGAATTTACTGATTACCTACCGTTCTACGATCTTAAGACAGCTAACTCGGTACTAGTGTATCGATCAAGTGGAGCTATCTCCCCATTAAGCCCTATACTATGGGAGAAGTTTGTTTCTAAGGAATCTAAGGCCATGTTACATCCAATAGTGGGTTACTTAGTTTTTAATCCTTATGAAAGTAGCCTATATACGACTTGTGATTTTGATGGGACTCAAATACAAAAACTAAATTTATATGAACCACCTAAATGGATGGGTTCTAGGAAGGATAAAATTTCCGCTGAAGAGATAGAGGAACTAACTTGCCCTGAAATAGTTATGGAATTTATGTCTCATTTATTTCCTGATGAAAAGTGTAGGGACTTTGTATTCTCCTGGATGCATCATGCACTTGCTAAAAGAGCAGAAACCTACCTTGTACTCAATGGTAAAAAAGGTGCAGGTAAGGGTTTATTTTGTGAAGTACTCCTAATGAATTTGATGGGTGAAAATAACTATCGTATTGCACCTGAATCAATACTCGATTCTATATTCAATTCCGCACTTGATAAAACTAGAATGTTGGTGATGGATGAAATTAAAGTAGATAGTTTAAAACATTTGAATAGATTAAAGAAATATATAAATAATAAACAAAATATTGAGAAGAAAGGAATCGATGCGGATACCGTAGTTGAAACTTTCTCCTCTAACGTCATATCAAATAATAGTATTACAGATATGATGCTTGAGTATGATGAAAGAAGGTTTTCAGTACCGGAAATAACTGAGGTGCCGCTGATAAAATCATGGGGTCAAGATAAGATTGATGACCTTATGTCCGCTATGGAAGATCCTGAAGTCCAACGTCAATTTGGGTTTTGGGTTTTGTATAAGGCTAAGGTTGAACACAGTACACCCTTTTCAGTATGGAAGGGAACTCGTTTCAATAGGATAGTGTATGTATCTCTAGCGGAGTGGAAGAAAACTATTGTTGATACTGTACTTAGTAAGGAACATACCGAGATTTCAATTAAAGATTTACGTAAGATGTATAAAAGTCGGGTTGAATCCACCAATGTTAGATTCCCTAGTAACATCCCTAGGATAGTTTCTTTTGTTGAGAATTATCTACATGAAGGTGAGCATAGTTTAGGCGAAGTTGTTTACGAGCAAGGCGATCATTTTATAATCCCTTCCAACAAATATTTACCAGTGAGTAAGACTAAGTCCGGTAACTTTACGGATCTTCTGTGAGTAGATACTGCTATCTAGATTTTGAGTTCAACAGGACCAAACAACGTTATGTTAATTTAGTTTGTTGCTCGTTATCTACTACTGAAGACCCAAACCCAGTAGAAGCTTGGTTACACCATGAGCATGGACCCGATGCTGATTTAGCTACCAGATTAGACGATTTGAACGAGCAAGGTTATATCTTCTTAGCATGGGCGGCGGTAGCAGAAGCAAGATCGTTTATTTCGTTAAACCTTGACCCTACTAAATTTAAGTGGATCGACATGTACCTCGAATATCGTTGCCTTATAAATCATTCTAACAGTCTCGGTTTCGGCCGCCAGTTAATCGATGGTGTGAAATGTTATACAAATTCGAACAAATGGGCAAAAAACTATAAGAAGCCCGAGGTGAACTTAGCAGCGGCGGCGTATAAATTACTTAATGTTGAACTAGACACTGAACATAAAGACTTTATGCGTGATCTTATTATATCTGCCCCTGCTGAGTTTTCCGATCAAGAAAAAGGTTGGATTCAGAAGTATTGTAGCTCAGATATCAAATATCTGCCTCGGATGTTCGCTGAGATAGTCAAATTATACACAAAAAGGCTGCCTAGGGAGCACCAGGAGAGTTTAAAAGGTGAAATGTTGCTTAGAGGAGAGTACGCTGCGAGAACGGCGGTTATGGAGGCAGATGGATATCCTTATAATCCACAATCTATTAAAAACTTTGCTAACTCGGTATCTTATATTATGGATGATCTTGCGATTGACATAAATAGTCAGTTTCCAGAAGAGAAGATTTTCGTAAGGAAACCAGCAACAAGAAGATTTTCAAAGAAAGAGCAACCTCAAAGGGATTGGATATTAACCACTCCCTACGCAGATAAATGGGACATGACTAAAGGTGGAAAGTTTGGGAAGAAACAACTTTCCTTATCCCTGGATGCATACCAAAAGTTCTACAACTTCACCCATGATTACCCTAGAAACAATTTAGGTGCTCAAATGGTGAGGTTCTTAAAAACTAAACAATCGTTAAACGGTTTTCTTCCAAAGAAACCACAAATAAAATATTGGGATACACTACGTTCCGACGGTGAAAAGATTATAAAGCAGAAGTCTCTTAAGAAATCTAAAACATTTTTTGATAGTACGGACCCGAAGGAAGGTAGAGTTCACCCGTATATGAATATTTATGGCGCGCAATCTGCCCGTTCTCAGCCTGGTGCTACTGGTTTTATTCCGTTAAAAGCTGCGTGGATGCGAGCACTCATTGAACCGAAACCTGGAAGGGTTATGATCGGAGTCGATTGGGGTCAAATTCAATTCTTCTTAAAGATGTTGATATCGAAAGATAAGAAGGGGATCAAAGCCTACCAATCGGGTGATGTTTATTTGTACTTTGCTAAAGAAGCTGGTGCCGTTCCTCAAGATGCTACGAAAGCTACACATAAAGCAATGAGGGATAAATTTAAAGCGACCACGTTGGCCATACAATTCGGTATGACTAAGTTTGGTCTTGCTATAAAACTTACTCAAGATACTGGTATTGAACACACTGAAGATGAAGCCCAGGAACTAATTGATTTATTTTACGAAGTCTTTCCTGATGCTCATGAAAATGATGAAGACATCACTGAAGATTATGAGAGTGATGGTTTCTTGAAAGCTCCAGGCGGTTGGTACATGTGGGGAGATAATACTAACGAGAGGTCAGTTCGTAATTGTCCTTTCCAGATGTGGGAATCAGATATCATGCGGTTGGCAGTAGGTTACATCCAAGATGAAGGTAGGATGGTTGCTTATACCCTCCATGATGCTATTTATGTCGAATGTAATACCGAAGATAAAGATTTAGGGATATCTGAGATGGCGTCTTTCATGGATAAAGCATTTAGGTTTTATCTACCGAAAGAAATGAAAGAGGTAGGTTACTGTAAAGTCGATGCAGATGTTTGGGGCCCAGATTTACCCGCTGAAACTGTGTATTATGATTTGACGTACGAAACGGAATATGGTGAATTTGAGATACCAGTGAAACAACAACAAATTTATATCGATGAAAGAGCACAAACAGATTACGACAAGTTCAGTAAGTATTTTGTAGATATATTTAAAACCCATCTATTGTAGGTGGGGTAACTTAAGTCTTAATTCTAAGTCTTAATTCTAAGGAGAAAGTATGAGTAAAGGATTTCGCGAGATTGGTGGATCAAAAAAGTATCGTGCATGGGCATTGTGGTTAGAAGAAGATTACATCGTAGGTAAATTTGTTGGTACATCGACTGATAAATACGGAAAAACTTCATGGCATATTGCAGTAGATGAAACAAACATTGAGTTTGATTCTGCTCATGGGTATACGAACCAATTCAACAAATGGGTACCTGATGTTGAGATAGTTGAGGGTGAGACAATCGCTTTAAACTCTAACGGCGGGCTTGATCATAAAATGGAACAAACTGAGCAAGGTGAAATCGTTAAGATCATCTACAATGGTATGAAACCTTTAACTAAAGGACCCTTCGCAGGCAAGGAATGTCACGATGTTTCTGTGTTGGTTGCTGAAGATGGTGACGAAGAAGCTGAAGGCGCAGTAGAAAGTTTTACACAACTATAGTCAATTGGGAGGGTAAAACCTCCCTTCATAACATTGGAATAATAATGAAACTAGGTTTAAATAAGGATATCACAAATCTTGAGTATCATGCTCAATTGTCACCAGAGGAACACTTCTATTCATCATCACAACTTAAGACGATGTTAGATGACCCTGAAACTTTTTACAAAAAATATATTACAAAGGAGCTTGGTAGTGATTGGATTCCTGCGTTCGACATTGGGACTTATTACCATACTGCGATTCTTGAACCGCACTTACTCGAAAAGGAGTGCGCAGTTTATACAGGAAAAGTACGTAGAGGCAAGGAATGGGAGGCGTTCAAAGGCTTGCATGCAGGAAAAGCTATCATTACTAAGTCTGAGTACGAACAAGCGAAAAACTTAATCGTTGCTACTAGAAACTCAAAGGTAGCGGTCGATCTTTTAGAAGGTGGTGTAGCAGAGGTTTCTTTGTTCATCGAAGTTTACGTAAAGTCTGGCGGTGTTTACATACTTACTAACAGTAAATCGATTTATAGACTAGGGGCTAAGGGATGGGAGATTTATGCAAACGCTCCTACGTTCCTAGAGAAAGGTGCTTTAAAGTTACGTCTAAAAGTACGTGCCGATATGATGAACATAGAAAAAGGATTTATCCTTGATTTAAAATCGACTAAAGGCAATGCTAAAAACTTACAGAAGACTAGGTATAAAACTTCTGATTTTGTTTACGATTTATCAGCGGGTATGTATGTCGATTTATTCAATGCTTGGTATATAATCCAAGGTGAAGCACCTCCATTCAAAACATTCTGGTGGGTATACGCTTCTAAGGATTACTCAAATTGTAAATCGTATTGGTCGGGAGTAGGTCCAGGCGGTGAGATAGGGGATAAGACTTTAAGAGTAGGTCGAGCTAAGTGGGTAAAAGCTGCTAAAGATATCTCAAGATTTCATCACTTAGATTGGGAGATCCCTGACGAACCATCTTGTTTAGAATCATTACCATTTGAAGATGAGTGGTTAGAGATTAAGGAAAAGAAAGAGTCCCCAACTAAACCAGGAAGACGAGAAGCAAACCCAAAAGCAAAACAAAATAACCAACAACGAGCAGTAGACTTACTGTAGGAGTAAACAATGGCAAGAAATAATAAGGCAATTAGTACCATGAAAAAAGAGATCCAATCCTTAAGGGACCAAAAAACGAATGCTATTGCGGAAAGAGATGAGATAACAGCACATCTAGTGAGAGTTGGGGATCAAATTACTGCCCTCAACTTAGAAATTACAGAAATTAGAGACTCTTTAGACTCTTTGGAACTAGAAGTATAACTAAAACTAAAAGGAAACAACATGCAATCACCAACAATGGCCACAGCGGCACAATTAGCAAATGATAAAGTAATTAGTAGAGAAGTAATTAGTTACGGCGAAACTAAAGATGGCAAGTATAGAGCTTTTATTAAAACAGTCGGGTATACGACTGATAAAGTTGATGAAAGATCTGATGCTAACTTAAGACTAGAAACCTCATTTTATTACATCCCTTCAGTTGGTTTGTCAGAAGAGACAGCGATTGCGATACTTATGTCTATGGCGACATACGCCTTCTTGGGAACGGATTACCAAGAGATCGGTACTAAGTGTATCCAGGAATTAATAAGTGGGACGAAGAAGCCAGCCGCAAAGACCGCAGCAAAAGAAAAACCAGCAGCAAAGGCAGTTAAAGAAGCAGCACCCGAAGCAGCTCCAGCAGTTGAGCAAGAGGTTGAACAAGAGAAAGAGGCACCAGCTCCGGCAAAAAAAGCTCCAAGAAAAAAGGCAGCTCCGAAGAAACCAAAAACAATCGCTTACAATAGAGAAAACAACGAGCACAAAAAGCAGCTTGGATCTTTATTTAACGATGCGGAACCAACTTGGGGAGAAGACGAATTAAAAACAAAGATAGCAGTAAGTCTTTCTTTAAGTCTAGCTGGGAAGCCGTTCTTAGATACTAAAGGTGAGGTTTTAGAAAGTGTTATTGAAATGATTACTGATGCTTTTAACAAGCCGTCAGGTGTCGATGCTTTATAATGGATAATAATTGTTGGATGGATGTTCTTGGGTACGAGTCTTTCTATAGAGTATCTGACGGAGGGGATGTCTTCTCTAAGATACGAAATAGAAAGGTAAAACCGTACCTTACCAAGAAGGGCTATCTCCACATTGATTTAAGGGGCAAGACTGTTACTGTACACAGGCTTGTCCTATCCCATTTCGGTAGTGTTAAGGATATGGAAACTCTTCAAGTAAATCATCTGAACTCTGATAAAACGGATAACAGAAGAGTAAATTTGGAGTGGTGTACCAATCAAGAGAATAGTGACCACTCTTGGGCCAATGGTAGACAAGCTGCTAGGGGATCTTCTTGTAATTCTAAATTAAAAGAATCACACGTACTGGCTATAAAAGCATTGTTGAGAGAAGGTCTATTTACCCAAAAGGAAATAGGGGAAAGGTACGGGGTAGCAAAATCGACTATAGGTAAAATAGCGACTGGTAAAAATTGGAGTTGGTTAAAATGATTTACGAGAATTATTTAAACCATATGCCAATGGACTACCAAAAAGAAGGTATACAGTTTATGATAGAACATCATTACTGTATTAATGCTATGGATATGGGCTTGGGTAAGACTATGCAGGCGATTTCAGTATCCTTGATAGGCATGCACAAGACCCTTGTCATATGTCCAGCATACTTAAAGTTAAACTGGGAAGATGAATACAACTTCTTCGCTAAAAACCCAGTACGTATTTTCGTATGCATGACTTCAAAAGAGTTAACACAACTAGATCCAACTAAATACGATGTGGTGATTACAAACTATGAACAACTTAATAATAAGAACATGCCTGAACTTTTTAAGTGGGCCGATTATGTGGTGGCAGACGAAGCGCACGCGCTCAAGAATATTAAAGCGAAGAGAACAAAGGCGTTCCACCATTATATCTATGATCACCGACCAGAAAGACTTTCCTTATTGTCGGGAACCCCTATTACCAATAGTGTCGGCGACTGGTACAGCCTTATTATGCTCACTTCATACAATGCCAAGAACACCAGTGGAATTGGACTCGACGGAGTTAGTTATTGGGACTTCTGTTCCAAGTTCTGCCTTCAACGAACTCAGCCCATCGGGGGCGGAAAAACTACTAGAGTATTTTACGGCCTTAGAAACGTTGAAGGACTCAAAAAACTATTACGAGGAAAGTATATCCGACGATTGGCAAAAGATGTACTCGACCTTAAGGAAGTTGTAGAGAAAACAGTTATCGTTGACGTTGCTAGTGATCCCTCCTTAGAGGATGCTTGGATCGAGTATAAAGAGACTGAAAAGTTATCCGTCAACGCTACTATTAAGAAAGCATCTGCCATTATGGTTGCGCCATTTACCGCAGATTTAGCGGTGGGTATGTTAAACGGTGGTTCTGGCCCATTAGTAATCTTCTCTGACCATGTAGATCCAGTGCGGATTATAACTGATGGTATTATGAGAAAGAACTCTGGGCTTGTTGTACGAGAGATCGTCGGCGGTATATCCATTAACGAACGTAAGCAGATAACTGATGCTTATAAGCAGGGGAAAGTTGATGTAATCGTTGCCACAATCCCTGCGGCTTCCACTGGTTTGACATTAGTCGCTGGTAATAGAATAATCTTTAACGATCCATCTTATAATCCAGCTCAAAATGCACAAGCATTTAAAAGAGTCCATAGGATAGGTCAAACTAAACCAGTATTCGCATATTACGTAGCACCGAAAGGTATCTACAGTAAGATAATAAATAAACTAAGAGAGAAGATGAAAGTACTTAGGGAGGCCATGTAGATGAAAAGAACTAATGTAAAAATACACGCCATTAAAAAGGCGACTGAGAAAGAATCGGAAGCATTTAAAGCCGCCGCTAAAGAGTTTGAGTTTGAAATAAATGATCCCGATTTCTGGTATGATGTTTCTAGGGTGTACAACAATTGGCACCACCGCAAATTGCTGGCACCTTACAACTATGAGAAGCAATCGTTTAAGTTATTTAAAGAAATGGTTTTATCTGGTGTTGATGATTTCAATAAAGAAAAAGATTATGCTATCGATATCTCAGTTTCCTTCTACTACTCATGGAGAAGTGTAGTTGGATACACGCTACCATCAACATGGTTTACGTGGGTCAATAGGAATATATTCAAAGGGTTTGACCTAGCGGATATAGCAGGAAACCAAGCACATGAGTACTTACATAATTGTGGACTTGATCATCCTGGTACTGATAGGCAATCGGTAGTTTACCGTTTCGGTTATCTTGTTAAGGATAGAATAAAAACAAGACTAGGTATCGCCCCTAAAGTAGTGTATAGACGTTCTTTTTGGACAAGGGTTAAATCATTTATGAGGGCGGTATTTTTATGAGCGAAGAGTGGAGGATCATACCAGAACATCCTGGGTATAAGGTGTCTAATCAGGGTAGAGTAGTAAACAGTATAACGGGGGTTATCCGAAAGTTATCTAATGACGGAGCTGGGTATAAAAATATCTCTTTAAACAGAAAAACCAAACGAGTCCATAGATTAGTTATGTTAAGCTTCTCTCCACTAGAAGACGCAAGTAAATACCAAGTTAACCACTTAAATAGGGATAGGTCCGACAATAGATTGACCAACCTAGAGTGGTGCACTAGTTCCGAAAATTTAAAACATGCTTTCCGTAATGGAAGAAAGGCAAGTTATAAAGTAAAACTAAGTGACTCCGAGGTAATGGAGATACGAGGTATGTTATCCAAGGGCAACACCCAACAAAAGGTGGCTGACTTCTTCGGGATAAGTAGATCTCACGTAAGTACTTTATGGTTAAGAAATTCGAGGAGAAACATATGAGCATTATAGATTTTAACAGTAAGAAGAAAAGAGCAGAGAACGTATTAGGGAAAGAAGAGTCTTTAGTGTCCAGGACTGAATCCGATAGTGGGTTTAGTTTGAAAGGTACCTTTGATGAGTCAAAAATGAAGAGGTATCAAATGGCCCTAGAGAAAAAGGCTATCCTCTTTGATAAGGAAGACGAACATGGTGTGGATTATACCCATTTCGACTTTATCCTCTCTACTGGTTGCGGTTTCCATAAGGGGATGACAAACTTAGTAGCTGTCCAATTATTTTGGAAGACATTCTACCCCTACCTCAAATCTATAACTGAAAATTACGAAAGGTTCTATGAACAATTCAGAAATATAATAGATGATCAAGAAGAGGTTTTAAAGAACCACTCTAATCTAGATTTTAAATACAAGTGGGCGATGGAGTTTTTGAAGGGAACTAAACTAGATAAGAAGTTTGAGTACTTTTTAGAAATGAAAACTCAAGAAGCTATTAAAGGTGCTGTTCATGTTAAGAGAGCGGCTGATAATTTACCCGATTTAAAAGAAGAATAGAGCAATCATCAAAAGAGACTGCATTCACAGTCTCTTAAGAGGAAGTAAACATAACAACAGAAGTAGAGGGAGAAAGGAACTAAACCCTCTGTTTCTATTGTAAACGTCTACATGAATTAATACTATCTATTTTTTACGATCAAAGCCGACTAACCATACTCTCATGTTTTCCATCCAAGTAGTAAGAACGCCATATTCTGCAGGGGAATACCCGATTACTTTATGGCATTCTCTTAGGTCCAGTACGATACTTTCTGATATAGGGCCAATGTACCCTCTTTCAACTCTATAATTACGTGATATACAGCCAGATCCATCTAGAGGGATGTATAATTTCCCGTCTATTTCTACATGTTCTGCCAGGAAAACGGATAATTGTTCTTGATCGTTTGGGGTTTTAGGTTGTTCTTGACCGTTACGATTACGGCAACTTATTATGAGCATCCCTAGCATCATTAATGTTATCAGCGTTCTCATAGTCTTCCACCTTCCCTGTGTTCTTCTTCTTCAACTTACGTTTTCTCCACCAATCTTTGAGGGATTCTTTAACGTAAATAAATAGGGCCACCACCGACTTTTGAATCAGTGGCATTAATAATGTATGTACTAATTTGGCCCACATACTATAAACTTACTTCGATCTTATCTGCCATGTCTCTAGCAACACCTTGGATAGCTGCAAAAGCAACATCATCTATTGCATTTTCAGTGTCCTTCACTAGTTCTTCAACGATATCAATCGCAAGATGAGCAAGACCTTTTGCTCCATCATTTAAAGAATCTTCTAGTAAATTAATTCCTCTAAGCTGGGCCATCGCCATTAATTTGTCTTTGTTTAACATAATACTCTCCTATTCTATGTGGACTTTAACTCTTCCACTGTTTTTTTTAAAGCCTCGAACTCCAGCCCCATTAATTGCTGTTTGGTAACAGATTTATTTACCACCTCATGATACCTTTCTCTTAGAATGTTCATATCATTCTCAAGCCCGGTTATCATGTGCCTGTGGTCATCCAGTCTTTGATCTTTAGTAATATCTTTCTCAACTAATTTAGTGATACTAATATTTAAACCGCCGATCGATGTTTGGATTTTATCCATAGAAGAGCGGAAACCGTTAAGTATAAATACTCCAAAGAAAAAACATAAAGTTGTTATCCCTTGTAAGACTATTAAAATAATATTTCCACTAGACTCCATTTTACAACCCTTCTTTTATTCTGAGGTACTCAATTAGATCTTCTAACTTAGCAGAACCGTCTAACAGTTTAGCTTTTATAGATTCAATCGTAATACCATCAGCGTCTTTTTTAGCTTTTTTAACGTTTACTTCAGCGGTGATATCAGTCTCAGTTATTGTGTATTCAACAGGTCTTTCACATTCTTGACCGATAACCACATCTTCCCTGTCCTTAAGATCTCTCATTTGAAGGCAATCAGTTTGATCGGTAAATAACTCCCACCTTTGCTTCTTACCCCATGAATCGTTAGAAATATTATCTGCTTTCCAGGTATCAACTTCGAGTTGGGTTTTAAAGTTACAATTCCCGCCGCAGGGACTTTGCCCATCTGACATAGTAACAGTGACCGCTATTTCGGCGTAGGAAGTTAAACTTAATAGCATAAAAATTAAATATTTCATTATTTTATCCCCTCAATGGTTACATAGTTGTAGGTAGCATCAGTATGTGGGGTAAGTGCCCCGCCTGATCCTTGGATCGGTCTTATGTCAATATAGTCGCCCTTGACTAAATCTAAAGTCGTACCTCCGGAGACAGAAAGGAATATCGACGAAGCTGAGGTTGCCGGTAGTTGTTTATATCCAAGGTTGGAGTGGATTGCCCCGTTCTTCCATAAAGCTATACCTGCTGTTTCTGCAATCCCCCATCCAGTTGTTGTTGAGAATAACAGGTTTGTTTTTACGGAATACTTTGAGGTTACTGGTGCCGTAAACTTCCAAGCAGCTCCAGTAGTAACAGCTCCATGAGTGTCATACTCTAAATCTTCAAAATCCATTATGGTTGATGCATTATCAGGGATACTAGGAAGACCATTATTACTAGAAAACCTAGCTGCAACCGTTTCGGTTTCAAGAACTGTTTGAGGGGATGCTAATTTAGCTCCACCAAAAAAGGAACCACTTGTGGATGCTCCTACAAAGGTAAGCGCCCCTGAAAAAGTTTCTATAAAGTAAGCTCTTACTGTATCTCCTTTTACTAGATCCAAAGTTCTACTACCCGATTGAGTAGGTTGCATTATAGATCCAGGTGTTGCTTGGTATTCGTACCTAAAGAGCCTATGGTTAACAGAACCATTAACCTCTAGATCCATAGCGACTACTTCCCCCGCCGAAGGAGTGATAGAAAACTCCATTCCTGCATTAAATATATATTTGCCTGATTCTGGTATTGTAAACTCATAGGTAGATGTATCATATGATGCGGTTGTATCGTAGGCTTCTGTATCAAAATTTAAAGTACCGCTACCCGAAATAACTTGATTTGCCGATCTTGTTGCTAAAAAAGATACTTCCCTACCGCCTAGGTCTTGGCTCATTCTAGCCGTCGATTCCCAGCCAACTATGGGCACTCTATAAGTTAAAGTTACTATATCACTAGCTCCTACAGTAAAAGGAGTAGTTATATTTACCGCTGATGATTGTGCTGTAACAGCTGAATCGACCATAACTCTAATCGCAGTTGTGGAACTATAGAGGGCATGTATATCCCAGTTATTCCCGCCAGATTCGTATATAGTACCTTTTGCATTAATTGAACCTCTCGTGCTAGTTCCACCTGGTAGCTTGGCCGTGTCCATAACATGACCGGATGGCAGGTTTATCGTTAAGTCGGCGGATGAAGGTGCTGATGAAAGAGTCAGGTTTACTGAGGCTACAAGAAACTCGTTTTCCCTCCAGTATTTACCAACATAGGTTGTACCATTCCAGGAACCGGTTGTGGTTAAAGTCCCTAAGTTGGTAGCTATTGAGCCAAATGCTAATTCTGTAGGACCAACGGCGACTTGATCTGAGTAAGCTGAAAACCCGGTAGTGTTAGTAGCATCAGTTTGCATTACAATTAATCTATAAGAAGTTGAATCACTTGCAGTTTGGAATTGGAAATAATGAACGCCTTTTCCACTCTTTGTATCTTCGCCATTAACTCTTATGATATTTGTGTTCGTTTTATCGTATATAAATACTTTTACTTCATCATCGTTGAAGCCAGCATCAGAAAAATCATACCAAAAAGATCCTACTAATTTACGTGCCTTCATCCCAGAATCAATATCAAAATCAACCGAGCAGCCATGTCCTTGAACATCACTGGCTGCAGCGACAATTTTCAAATCCCCTGTTAATCTTAAGGGAGTCGTAGTATTTCTTGCACATGTCCAGTTAGCGTTTCCGCCACCAGTTCCATCTACAGGAACAGTGACAGCACCATCATCAAATGCAACCCAGTTACCTACACTTACTTCAAAGTCACTATCTTTAGTATCTTGTAAATAATTAATTCCGCCAGAACCAGAACCACCAAGATCACCCCAACTACTATTAGCAAAACCTTCAAACGATTCAGAATCAGAGTTGTATCGGATATCTCCATTAGCTCCCGTCGGTCTTTGAGCTAAAGTACCATTTGGTAAACCTAGAGCGGTAGTTGAGACAATATCTAAATCACCCGTAGTTAAATCACCTTTTATAAGATCAGCAATATTAAGTTCGGAACTTGCTGTGGGTGAACTAGTCGAAATATTATAACCAATTAGTATATTATCTGAAGCTGTAGTTGATGTAGTCCCAGTATTATAACCAAGCATTAAGTTTCTACTACCTACTGTTATATTTTTACCCGCTTCAGAACCTAAAGTAGTGTTCCCTGCTGATGTGCTAAATAGATCCTGCAATCCGTGATAACCGACTGCTGTATTATTAGATCCTGTAAGATTACCAGCACCACTACTAGCGGTAGAAGCCCCAAAAAAACTATTGTTATTTCCTGCAAAAACTTTTAGACCGGCTAAATTTCCGACTCCAGTATTATTTACACCTACTGTGTTAGTAGTAAGAGCACTCCCGCCTATCCCTACGTTTGCGTTAGTAGTTAAATCATCTGCGGCACCAGCACCACTACCCATGAATACAGAACCTCCTAGACCTGTTTGGTCTATCCGTCCATCATCATCAATAACAACAGAAGAGTCCTGGATTAGTTTCCCAGTGGTACTATCCCATCTTGCGATGGCGTTATCAGTTGAACTTACTCCACCTGAAACAGAACCATCTATATCGCCCCAAGCGGAACCATCGTATCCCTCAAAGGCCGTAGTCGTTGAGTTAAACCTGATCATACCGCTATTAGGAGAACCACTTCTTTCACCTGTCGTTCCTACTGGAAGATCAAGTTGTCCCGTTCCTGCCATTAAAATATCGGCTGCAGAAGTAAGCCCGTTTATAGAAAGATCACCATTTTTATCCCAGGAAAATAAAGAAACCGCTGATATTTTAGCGTGATCTTCAACTGGGTTAGTGGATAATCCGTTTCTAGTTCTTGTAATTCTAATTAAAAATTCTGCCCCTACACCTACTGCCCATGAAGGAATATCAGCCTCAAGCCATACAACAAGACCAGTATTTCTAAAACCACTCGTACCATCGATAGGTGAGAAAGTGGCCCAAGTTCCTGATCCAGTACTGTACTCAAATGTAGGTTGTACGTTTTGTGAAGCGGCTGTCTCTAATACAAATTCTAAAGTTTCAAATTTAGAAGCATCTCCAAAAGTTATAGAGTCATTGTCAGCTACAAAGAAGTCTACGTTGTTAGCTCCACCAGGGTCAGAAGTTGTCCAAGCAGTTATGTTATCTACTGCTATGGTTAAGGCACTATCCATATCTATGAATGTCCCTGACTCTTGTTCTATTACATTTACCGTTGGTCCAACACCAAGAGCGTATACGGTTGCTGATCCTTCAGTCGCTAGGACTTCCATCCCGTAAACATCCCCACCAGTAGCTAAGGTTTCATCTATGTTTACAAGTATTGCAGCCTCGGCAGATCCAGCAGCTAAAGCTCCCGTTACATAATCGATATCTAAAGCTTCATTTCCTCCGAAACCAGCAGCGTGCATATCAATTTCTAGCGCATTATTATCGGAGGTTGTTGCTGTGTAATCTATTATGGTTTCGCCATTAGAAGTTAATGAGTCTACCGTAAGAAGACCGGCTGCACTTAAGCTCATTTTAGAAGTTGAACTTAAATTATGTGAATCAGTAACATCGGTCCACCACTCAAATCCAAAGTTTCCATCTACTGCATTTACTGTTTTATTATAACCCTCGTTGTAGATAACCATAGATTCGGCTATTCCAGGAACGGCTGTATATCCACTACCTACCATAGAGATTGATGATCTATGAGAAGCATCGTTTAACATTGTGTATGATGTACTCGCCGAAGTCCCTGCGTTTTGATTTACAAGTTGGTACCTGACTATACCATTATGGTCACTAGCTAATGTATGATGTTCTATGTCTATAAAGATAACACCTAGAGAAGCATGGACTCTCACAACTCTAGCAATCTTCATTATTCCTTGTACCCCTGTAGGATGTGTAGCTGTCAATTGACCTGCTGTAGAATCAAGATACAAATCATCACCTTCTGTATATGAAGAAGTATCTATTCCCGATAACTCTCCAAAATTTTGGAAAGTTATAGTGGCGTTATTTGCACCTGCTTCAGTAGCGACGGCGATAGCATCGATTTTTGAAAAGTCATTATTAATGGCAAGACTAGCTTCCATCTGATTTCCGGTTGCTCCATTTATGTAAACAACTTCACCAAGGGCAACACCGGCTGCTTCATCAACTCTTGCTGAGAAAGTTACTGGGTGCTCTTCTAGTGGAGAGGCTTCATCCCAATTTGCAATATCTCCTGCGAAAGTAGCCCCTGCAGTATGCCCTGTGTTTGCTATCCATATTTTAAAATCTGGTGTTGTATAAACAAAGGCCCCTGTTCCGTATGTTGTTCCGGTTAACCAGGCAGATAAACCCGTCCCAGAACCAGCACCTACCCAAGATGCTCCCGTCCAATACTCAGTTGTAGCTGTGTCTGTGTTGTAGACACAAGATCCGGTGGCGGGGGAAGATATTGCGTCCCTTTGGATTTCAGTCATTTTTGGACAAGGTATAGAAGACTCGGTGGTGGATTGAACTATAAAAGTCGCTCCCGCCTCTGGTTTCGTATTATCCCCTATGGCTATTGTCCCAGGAAATAGGGTGTATTTTGCTTCAACCGAACCGATTAAGGTCAAGGTCACGCATAAAAGTAGTATTAAATTTTTCATTGTCGCTCCGTCTAACTTATTATAACTGGGATTTCTTTGCCAAGCCAAGTGATCTCACCAGAATATCCTGTTCCTAGCATATTATCTGATGTATATGAAACCAAGCCTACACCGAATCCATCCGTGGCCACGGTGAAGACAAGGCCATCAGGTTCTCCATCGTTGAGCACAACGGTAGATTCCCTTCCAATAAACCATGCTCCACTTATGTAATGCATAACTAGGGTGACTTGCACGAAACGAGTTTCTATACTATCACTTCGTTTTATCAGGCATGTTGCCCTAGTAAACTCAGTCCCAGTGTTATTTCTGGAGAAAGCATCTCCATATTTAGGAGCTTCTGCTATATCTGCACCAGCTCCTTCTAAGGCTATTCCAGTAACCTCATTATTTTGAATTGCTTGAGTCCCTGAATACTGATTAATATCAAGGTTATTTTCTACGGTTGTCAGTCTCGCTCTAGCATCTGCAATCAAAACATCTTGTGCCGTTTGAGCAGTATCTATCAAAGTTTGGGTGTAGTAATCAAGTAAACGATTTGCTATTGCTTGCTCAGTTCTTAAAGCTGTCATGGCCTTAGTATTTTCTACACCAGCTTCGGCTTCTGTTTGGTTAGCAATAGCTGTGATTAAACCATCAGCTCCATCACCGCCATTTGTTCCGGTGGCGCCAGTAGCACCTGTGTCCCCGGTAGCACCTGTGGCACCAGTAGGACCAGTAGCACCTGTGGCACCAGTCGCCCCTGCCACCGCAGTTAAGTTTTCAAGTGCAGTACCATTCCACCCTAAGTATAAACCGTCTTCCGCTTCTGGAAGTGCGGTCGG